TCCCAAACGCGTTGCAGGAAAGGCCACGCGGTGTTGGTGAACCAATCGACGACCGCTGAGGCGGCCTCCTTGATGCCTTTCCAGGCCGCATCGACGATGCGCCGGAACGTCTCGGAATGCTTGTAGGCGTAGATCAATCCAGCTGCAAGAGCAGCAATTCCGATGACGATAAGGCTGATTGGGTTGGCCGACATTGCGGCGTTGAGTAGCCACTGTGCGATCGTCCACGCTTTGGTGGCCGCGACTAGGGCGTAGTACCCGGCCGTCGTCGCGCCGGAGACCACCATGGCGGCGGCCGCCGATGCCGCCGAGACCGCCATGGCCGCCAGCGCGGGCGCGAGCAGTGTGGTCAGGATGACCGCCAGGCCCCCGGCCAGCTCCTTGTTCTCGTTGAAGAACCGCCCGACCGCGATCCCTGCTGTCACGACGCCGGTAACGGTGTCCAGCAGCGTGGAGAACGCGCCCTTGACCAGATCGATGACGCCCGATTGGTCGATTTCCTTGAAGAAGTCCTTGACGTAGGGCACGGCCGCCTTAAATCCGTCCTCGGCCTTGCCGATACCCTCGGCGAGCCGGTCGGCCCACTGTTGGGCCGGACCGCTGATCACGTCGTAGAGCGCCAGCGAGAACGACTCGACCGCATTGCTGATGCGCTCCACCGCACCGGGCAGGCCCTTGGTGCGTGCGGCGGCCACGTCGGCAGCGGCCCCCGAGCGGTCCATGGCCGTGGCCATCTTGGTGAATCCGTCGGCGCCCTCCTTGGCGCCGATGCCCGCCAGGCGGGCCGCATCCGAGCCGAACGCGATGGCGGCGTTCTCCTGGAACATCTGCGGGGTCAGCCGCTTGGATGCCTCCTGGAGCTGACCCATGAGCGCGGCGAGCCCGACGAAATTGCCTTGGGCGTCGTAGGCCTGCACCCCGAGGGCATCGAGGGCAGCTGATGCCTGATCGGACGGTGCGGCCAGGTGCAGCAGCGCGGACTTGAGCAAAGTACCGGCATCGGAGGACTTGATGCCGTTGTTGGCCAGTAGCGCCAGCGTCGCGGCGGTGTCCTTGGCGCTGATCCCGAATTGGTTGGCCACCGCCGACCCGGCCTGGAGCCCATAGGCGATATCGGTGATCTCGGCACTGGAGGCGTTGGCGGCGTTGGCCAAAATGTCGGACATCTTGCCCGCGTAGTCGGCGCTCAGGCCAAAGGAGTTCAGGGCGTTGGACTGGATGGTGGCGGCCTCGGCGGCGGAGATACCGGCAGCGGCCGCCAGCTGGAGCGTGCCCTTGGCAGCGTCCATCGACTGCTGAACGTCGAACCCGCCCTTGGCCAGTTCGGTCATGGCGGCGGCGGCGTCGTTGGCCGAGGTGCCCGGCAAGCTGATGTCGTTGCCCAGCTCGCGTGCCCGCGCGCCCACCTGCGCCATCTGCTCGGCGGTGCCGCCCGATACCGCCTGCATGGTGTTCATCGACCGCGTGTAGTCCAGCCCGACAGTGAGCGCCTTGGTCAAGGTGGTGGTCACGGCGGCCACCCCGCCGACGAGGCCGGCCGCGCCCGCCAAGCTCCCGGTTAGGCTGCGCGCACCCGATGCCGCCGCGCCGAGCGCATTGCCGGTGGCGCCGCTGACGCGAGAGAGAAGACCGAACTTGACCGCTGCGCCCTCGGCGGCATCCCCGGCATCCTTTTGGGCCTTGGCGAGGTTGGCTTGGGCGTTGCGCAGCGCGCCCGTGGCGTTGGTGTGCGTGTTCTCGGCCTGCGTGAGGTTGCGCTGTGCGGCGGCCACCTTCTCCTCGGCCGCCGCCAGCCGCCCGGCATCGGTAACACCCCTGTCGCGCAACGCTTGTAGCTGGGCCTCGGCCACCTTGACCTTGCCGGTTTGATCCTCAATCTTCTTCAACGCCGTGGCGACCTTGGCGCTGGACGATTCGACCTTGCCCTTGGCCTGCTCGACGCCAGCGGCGATTGCCGCCCCCGCGTCCACACCAGCCTTGGTGCCCGCCGCCTTCAGGGGTATCCCGAGCTTGCTGGCGATCTCCTTGGTGATGTTCTCGAACGACAGCGCCACCGGGAGCATGGCGTACCCGATGTTGGTCTTATCGGCCATCATTGACCCCCTCTAGCGTTGCGTTTGGCTCTGGCGATGTCATCGGCCACCGTTCGGCTGTTGTGCGCCCGTGCGCGTTTGCGGGCTGACTCGCGCCGTTTCTCCCGGCGCTCGGTGGCTTGCTTCTGCGCGTGGGCCTGCTCGCCGTTGCGGTCGTACTGGTGTCCGGTCCAGGCGGTCACCATGTCGGCCATGAGGTGAGCGTGTAGATCCCACGCTGATTTGCCGTTGGAAAAGTGCAGGGACAGAGCCGATGTGGCGGGTAGGTGGGTCACGCGGACATGGATCATGCGCAGCGTGAGCCGCCGTATCCCCTCGGAGTCCCGACGCCAGCGGTCCCGGTAGTCGATGTGATGGAACGTCGAAAGATCGGCCTCGACGAGATCGCAGTGGAACCGGAGCAGGGCCAGAAACCCGCGCAGTGCAACACATGTCGGAGGCACTGCGCGGATCACTGGCGCAACTAGTTTCCCAGCGCGGCGGTGAATCCGGACGCTTCGGCGATGGCGTCGGAGAGCGCCCGCAGATCCTTGACGGTGTTATGCCGCGCCTTGAACGCGCCGTACTGTGCCGGTCCGAGCACGCTGCGCAGCAGCGTGGACGGCAATCCTCGCTCGGCTGCCTCCAGCGCCTCAATCGGCCAATCATCCACCGTGGCAGGCACTTCGTAGGCGTGGCCGCCGTAGGTGACCTGCTGAGTCTCGATGCCCTTCGCCTCGGCCTCGGCCGGACTTGTTGTCTGCTTTGCCATTTCAGATTCTCCCTCGGCTCCCCGGCATTGACAGGTGAAGCCACCCCGCGCCGCGCCGAGGGAAACGGCGCGGGGTGACGGCTGTGGTTACTTGGAACCCTTTGCGGTGCTGCGGGCTTCGTTCTTCGGCGGGTCCTCGCCTTCGGTCTCGGCTTCGGTGTCGGCCTTGGCGGCGGCGTTGATGGCCCGCGCCCGTTCGCCGCCCGATTCGACCACCTCGGGCTCGACCTCGCCGACGAGCTTGGCCTCCTTGCGGGCAATGAGCACCTTGGCTGAGTTCTCATCGACCGCGATGACCGCGCCAGCGGGGAAATGCTCTGTTTCCTTGGTCAGCTCCACTCGGATCATGGCTATGCCGCCGACTTCTGGAGCGCGAACAGCTCCTTGTTGCTATTGGGGAAGATGCGGGCGGTGAACCCGTATCCGTCTGCGGCGCCTTCCTTTTCGTTGGCGTTGGGCGCCCAGATGCGCGAACGCAGCTTGGAGATGTAGCGCGTGGTGTGACCGAGATCGTCAACCAGCTGGAACGCGATGAAGCGGCTGGCGGGCTTGGGGACCACGATTGCCGTGTCCGTCGAACCGGGCCAGATGAGCGATGTGGTGGTCTCGTTGTCCTCCAGGGCGGTGAACTTGCGTTCCACCTTGAGGTTCTTGCTGGCCACCTTGACCACGCCGTAACCCCATGCGGTGATGTCGGTTTCGGTCCACTCGCGGGTGTTCTCGAAACCGTTGTCGCCGTGTAGGAGGCCGACGTACTTCCACAGTGCGGGCCACGGGTCGGTGATCGTCGCGGGCAGGTTGTTGGTGGTCGCGGGCGAGGTGATGTCGTACGGACTATCCGTGCCTGTGTAGATCAGCACATCAGCGCCGTCCCACAGCTTCACGTTGTCGGCATTGCCGGCCATTGTGATTCTCCTTCTTGTCGAGTCCGGGCGACGGCGCGCACGGACAAACACCGACAACCCCTGTGGTGGTCGGTGAAACTTGTTGCGGTCCTGGGCCGCCTACTTGGTAGCGATGTGAATTCCGGCGCTGGCAGCCGCGCGGGAGAGCACGCCGTCGGCGGCCTGGTCGAACGCGTGGACCTTGACCGCAGCCACGGCGCGGTCGGTGGTGTACTCGACGACCTCGGCCTCGATGCCGGTCGCGGCCGCGATGTCGTTGGCAACCGATGTGACAACGGCCTGTGCGGCTGTGCCTTTGGCTAGTTCGGCGATGGCCTTCTTGTTGAGCTTGAACGTCGGGCTCTTGGCCATCAGATCTGCCTGGCTCGTGCTTGGACGTTGACCAGCGTGGAGGCGAGCACCGCGCCGGTCTTGGGGTCTCGAGACTCCAAGACCGGGCCGACGCCGTGGACCTTGATGCCCGGCAGGCGGGCGGTGGACAGGTGGCCCGCCGCTATGCGGGCGAGTTCACCGACGGCGGTACGGACTCGTCCGCGCGCGGTGATGCGAATGACGTGATAGGACCGCACGATCTGCCCGGACCAGGCCACGACGACGGGGCCGCCGTCGTCGGCAAGCACGATGACCGGCGCCTCGTCGGGTGTCCATTCATCGGGCACCGCGTCGGCCACGGTCACGCCGGAGAACTTCGGGGCCAGCCAGGCGCGCAGCAGCGGCGCGGGGGCGGCCTGCACACGCATCAGGTGCCCTTGCCGGTTGCCGAGTGACACAGCACGGCGATACCGCCCCGGCCACGTGAGTTCCATTCCTGCATGCGGCCAAGGCATTTGCGGTCGCGTACCTCGATGCGGAACGGCTTGGCCAGCACAGCTGCGGTCGCTGTCCACACCCCGCCCGCGCCCCGGCGGCGCAACGGCAGGTAGGTGGTGAATTCCACCGAGTCGAGGTCGCCGCCAATCCCGAACCGCAACAGCGTGTTACCGGGCGCCACCTCGTAGGCCAACAGGCGCAGCGGTGCGCCGTCGGGCAGCTGGTCGCCGGTAATGGGGTCCTTGCCGCCAAGCGGGGTGACCGTCACCCACTCGGTCACGGCGTGGGCTCAAGTCGGTAGAGGTCGAACGTGGCACGTTCGGCGTCGCTGAATTGTGAGTGAGCGCTCGACGACGTAGTTGCCCCGTACTGGAACGGGCCGATGCCGATGAACGGGCCACCGCCGATCATGGTTGATACCCGGTCAACCATGGACAAGATGGCGCCTTGCCAGTCCGCGGCCTCGTCGTCGGTCAAGCCGTGGGTCATCGTGACGCTCAACGCACCGAGCTCGTGCGTCCACCACGGCGGGCCGGGTGCGATTCCGGGCCTCTTGCGGACCATGCCCTGCCGTGAGATCTCCAGTTGGGCAGGGAAGTAGACCGTCTCATCGGTGGCCCCGCCGTAGCGTGCGCTGCGTTCGCGGATCTCGGCGAGCGATACGAGCTTGAGGGTGGGCAGCATCAGCGTGTTGCCGCCCGGCCCGTCAAGCTCCACCATGTCGCCGGTCTTGACCGGCGTCACGTGCCATCCGCAGTACGCACGAGCAGCGGCCAGCGCTGCCCGCAGAAGGCGGCCAGTCTCCGGATCATCGGCGACCAGCCGCCCCTGCGTGTACTGCTCGACGGCAGCCTCGTCCAGCTCGGGCATTAGGCCTCGGCGCTGCCCTTGTGGGCGGGAGCCTTCGGCGCGGCCTTGTTGGCCGGTGCCTTGGCCTGCTTCTCGCTGTCGCCAGCATCCCCGCTGTCGGCCTTGTCACCGTCGCCAGCGTCGTCCTCGGTGTCAGCCTTGGTGTCGGCCTTGGTGTGCGGGATCAAGCCGCGCGCCTTGGCGTCCTCGTCGGAGAGCTGGATGGTGGTTGTGCGGCCCCAGGGGTCGCCGGTGGCCACTTCGTACTCGCGCAGAGTCATCAGGCCACCGCCGTCTTGCAGAAGGCGGGCGGGCGGGTGACACCGAACGCGTTGCGCTCCTCGGCCAGCACCGCCACCAGGTTGCGGATGAAGAAGTCCGCGTGCGAGTCGGTCATGGTGATGCTGGTCTGCTCGCGGTCCCAGATGACGGCCTTGGAGAAGTCGCCGGGCAGAGCGTGCGTGTCGGGCATGATCTCCGAATCGACGACCGGCAGACCCCACAAGGTGGTCACTCCGGTGTTGAACGGTCCGGCGTAGTAGTACCGGCCCATCTCGTCCTTGGTGAGCTCGATCTGCTCCTTGACTGCCGGAGAGACCAGGATCGCGTTCGGCTGCACGCGGCCCACGGTGCGCAGCTTCGTGATCGCCTTGCGCAGGGAGGTGAAGATGTCGGTCACGAACGCCTGCGTTTGGATGCCCGAGGTGTTCAGGATGCCGGTGTGGTTCTCACCCACGCCGTTGCCGTTGAGGAACTGGTTGTCTTCGGCCTCGGCGATATCGAGCTGGAGCTCATCGTTGATCAGGCCCTCCAGCTGCGCCACGTCGGCAAGTGCCCGCTTGGAGACCGGCACCCACTCGGCGATGGTCTTGACCGTGGCCTGCTTGACCTCGAATGCCCAAGAGCCCTCGGGCTTGTAGCCGCCGTTCGGATCGGTCACCAGTGGGCCGGCCGAACCGGGCGCGGTGGGCGCCGCCGCGCTGCTGGCTTCCGGAACCGGGGCGGCGTTGTTGGTGTGGCTGGTCTCGCGCACGTACTCCACCACATCGGAGGTGGTGCGACGCTTGGCGCACAGATCGCGCAGACGCAACGGCCGACGGCCCAGCATCTCCACAATGTCGGTGCGGTCCGGGACGATGAACGCGCCAGCGCTGGTGCGGGACTGACCCACGAACAACGACTTGAGCGAGATCGCGTCGGACTGGATCTTGGCGCGGTCCGGGATGCGGAACTCGCCATTGCCGGTCTTGAATCGGTCCATCATCGCCTTGAACTCCGGCGACTGGATCACGGTCGTACCGAGGCTCAAATTGAGTTCGGCATGGCCGCCCTTGGTTTCCGGCACGCCGATGTTGTCGGCAAAGGTCTTGGCCTCGGCCAAGATTGCCTCATCGGCCTTGACCGCCTTGATGGCTTCCAAGATGTCCTTGGCGGCCGCGACGGCGGTGTTGTACTCGACCTGCTCGTTGTCCTTGAAGTCGCGGCCACCTTCGGCCTCGGCCTTCTCTGCGATGTCGCGCGCCGTCTTGAGTGCCGCGTCGGCGCGCTCCTTGAGCTGCAACAGTCGTGCAGACATGTGAATCTCCTTCTGATTCTTTGGATTTAGATCGCGCTGGCTAGTTCCAGCTCGATCAACTTGTGCGCCGAGGATGCGACGGGCGACTTGCGGTTGGCCTGAACGGGCGCCGCTTCGGGCGCTGGCTCAGACGGGCCGGATTCGCTGGCCTTGTCCTCGTCAGGTGTGCTGCCGAGAGCGCAGAGCACACGGCTGATCGCCTCGTGTGCGTCTCGTAGTTCGCTCTCGTTTTTGGCCGACAGCACGCGGCCAGCCTTGGTGTCCGCTGCGATTTCGCGTGCCTTGACGGCAAGGATCTCGGTGTCCTGGTTGGCGCCGATGGTCACCACCGACACCTCGTAGAGCTTGAGTTCGCGCAGCTCGTAGAACGATTCGGTGGGCACGGTGCCGTCCTCGCCGACGGGCTCGCCAGCCTTGGGCCGCTCGGCCATGCCGCCGTCGAGAATGTCGTAGGCGAAAGACATCTGATTGACGCGGCGGCCCTTGAGCATCTTGTACACCTGCAACCCCTTGGGATTGGAGGTGTCGATCTGTGCGGTAACGAGCAGTCCGTGCTCGTCCTCCACCGCGGACTCGACGTGCCCGATGTTGTAGTCCGGATCGGACATGTTGTGCCCGAACAGAAGCGGTATCGGACTGCCCGACTTCGACCAATCGGCAAGGGAGTTGGCGAATGCGCCCTTGACTACCACGTCGCCGTAGCTGTCGATGTTGCCGAATACGCTGGCGTACGCGGTGAACTGACCTTCAGCGAGCCCGTCGTCGGGTCCGGCCTTGATCTGTATGTTCGCCATTTTGGTGCGCATGGGTGGTACTCCCTTACTCGTCGTCGTCGAGTTCGTCGGCGGCTTCGTTGTCAGCCGGTTGCTCCGGCGCTTGGTCGTCAGCCGGTATCGGGTTGCGGTCCCCGTTCTGAGTGAGGTTCAGCGGCTTGATCAGGTCGTCGCCGCCCTCCACGGGCGGCCGATTGTCCAGGGCGCGTGCCTCATTGATGGTCAGCCAGGGTCCGCCGACGGCGGTCTGCATGATCCCGGCACGGTCCTTGAAATTGCCCGTCAACTTCTCGCGCAGGTTGAACTCGCAGAAGAATCGCTCTGGCGTAACAGGCTCCAGCTCGGGGAGCAGCTGGAGGTCGATCTCGTCCTCGATCTGTTCGAGCAGAGGGCCGAGGGTGTCTTGGTACAACATGGCGTGCTGCTCAGTGATGTTGGCGAACGTGGCCCGGTCCAGGATGCCGATCATGGGCGGCGGGATGAAGTAGGACCGACATACCTCTTCGTCGGTGAGCTTGCGGCCCTCGATGTACTGCAAGTCTTTTGCGGTTTGGCTGGCCTGAACGAACGTCATGCCGTCCTCCAGCACTGGGGTGCCGCCCGCCTGGCTGGCATCGGCCCCCGCGTACTGAGAACGCCACGACTCTTTGAACTTCGCGCGGGCCTCCTTGGTCCACGCGGGGGCCTCCTTGGGCCGGGAAAGGTATCCGGACATGCGGGCGCCGTTGCGCATGATCTGGTCGCGCATGTCGCTGGCCGACCACTCTTCGCGCAGGATTTGACGCAGCGACTCCAGCGGCGAAATGCCGATGTCGTAGATGCCGCCGTAGCCGCGCACATAGAACACGTCATCAGCGGGGATGACTTCACCGGCACTGCCAGCGGGACCGGCCACCTTGAAAGCGGTGGGGGACAGGCCCGGTGAGTTGTAGTTGTCCGGGGTCACCAGCCGGGGCGGTAGGTGCTGGAGGCCAACCAGTTTGGATCCAACACGCAGCTTGCGCCAATAGGCAACGTCGTAGATGCCCAGATCATGGATGAGCGTTGACTTGAACCGATACGGCGTCATCTTGGGGTTGGGCCGGTACAGCAGTTTGGCCAGGGGGTGCTCGAACACCTTGGCTCGCTCGGCCTCTGACTGGCGCTCGAATACCCCGATGCCGAGTTGGGCGATGTTGCGCGCCAGGAACGACACCACGCGCCGCACCGAGGGTTGTAGGCGCCAGATCTCGAAATACTCCAGTGATAGGAACGGCGAGATGTCGATGCGCTGCTGGATCGGGGAGTACCGAGACCATGGCGTACCGATGGGGATCGGGGTACCACCGCTAACCGTGATGCCCATCAGGGGACCTGTACGTAGTCCACGTTGCCGGAGTCGATGATGATCTCGCCATCAGCCGGTATCCATTCCTGGCCAGGCTCGTACACGCTGGCCGCGCGCAAGATCAGCTTCGGGCCTGCCTCTTTCACGAGGACACCACGAATTGTGCTACCAGAGTGCAGGTTCCATACGGCCTCACGCCCTACTGCGGGATGCTTACGCTTAAACAATCATCAGCTCCTCGTCCTCGTAGGCCGAACGACTCTCCGGCTCAAGTGTTTCCAGTCCCCATACCGCGCCGATGACGGCTTGCAGTGGTGCGGCGTCGGTGGGCGATTTGGCTCGGTCGATGACCCACGCACCTTGCGCGAGTACTTTGATGGCGGCGCTGGTAGCCGCCGCGTCGAGGCCGGGGTGTTCCAGGTGGCGCAGGGTGCGCTCGTTCATGTGGTCCCAGACCTTGCCGGTGGCGATCCCCAGATCAGCGCCGCCCCACTCGATCACGTTGAGGCCTTCGGCCTTGGCGTCCTCGATCAGCGACGTGACGGGGGCACCGTTGGATTGCATGACCACGGCGGCGAAACCGTCCTGGTGTTCGACCAGCCAGGGGATCACCCAATCGGTTCCGGAGCGGTCGGCGCTTATGCCGGCCACCGGCTTGCCGTCATCGTCTAGGCCTACCCGCGCGACATAGGCGTGGGTGCGTGACCAGGAAACGTCCACGCACACAACTCGAGGACTGCCCTCGGCGGGGCGTGCGGTGTTGTCCAGCGTGTCGGCCCACGAACTCTCGGGGAACGGTCCGGCGTCGGACATCGAGACCCACCGGCACAGCACCTCGGTCTCGAACATGTGCGGCGGGTTGCCCCGCAGTGCCCCGGCGATGGCCCGCTCGGTGACGCAATCCTCGGTGATTTCAGTGTGATTCATCGAGGGATTGGCCTGTGCCCATGCTTGCCGGTCGGTGCGCTTGGCCTTGGGGGGTGCTGACCATTCAAACCAGCCGGTCATTTCCTCGTCGGCGTGCTCGGCGAGGTATTCCTCCATCTCGGCGTCGAGCTCGCCGAGTACCGCCGCGTCCGCGTCGCCGTCGGGCCACCCGAGCGCCTGGTGTGCCGTGGTGCGCAGCCAGCGCAGAACGATGGACATCGCATCTCCAGCGTTGGAGAACGCCCACGCCTGACCACGGGGACGGGCGTTCATCGCGTTGGTGACTGCCGCCCACGATTCCCAGTTGGTGTGCTCGCGCAGCTCGTCGAGCAGAATCAAGTCGCCGGAGAAGCCGCGACCGCCGCGACGGGTGGCGGCGGCCACCTGATAGTCGCGGAACCATGGGGTCTCGTCAGTCTTGGCCAGCCGCAACATCTTCGGGTGGCCTCGGTCCACCTTCTCGATGAAGTGCGCCAGTTCCTCGTCGCCCTCGGCCCACTGCACGGCCTCGTCCCATGCCTTCTCGGCGCGGGCCAGATCCTGCGCGGTGCCGATGACCATCTTGGAATCGAGCGCGTACAGGTGCCACAGCGCCAGCACGAGCAGAATCAGCGACTTGCCGTTTTGCCGGGCCACCTCGACGATGACGAACCGGAATCGGTAGGTGCCGTCCTCGTTGAGCTCCAGCGCGTGAATGAGCAGCCACTCTTGCCACGGGAACAACCGCAACCCGAGCAGCTGCTCGGCGAACGCGATGCACGCGAACCCGTGCGAGGTCTGCGGGGTCAACTCACGGCGCGGCGGGGTGAAGATGCGCGGCTCGGTGCATCCGAGGATGCGCTCTGCGCACGCGGTGCTCAACCCGTGGCCTCGCCGGTTCCGGTCTGGCGGGTCATCGCCCGCACAGCGGCGAGCTTGCCCTTGCCGACACTGCCGCTCTTGCGCAGCTTGTCCATCAGTTCGGAGAGCTGGCGGGCCGCCGAGGGGTGCTGCGCGATGGCCAGCTGGTTGTCGAGTACTCGCGCCAGCGCGTACGCCGTGGCCACTAGGCCGGGCCGCGACGCGGCGACCCCGAGTGTGTCGATCTCAGCTATCACGCCCTGCTGTACGTCGCCGATCACCGGGGCTCGCGGCGCGCTCTGCTCGCCACCGGCGTTTGCTGGCATCGACCGCACGGACGCCAATTTGCGTCCGGACTGTTCCGCGCGCTTCTTCCGCTGCCGGAGCTCCTTGCGGTACTCCGAGTTGGCGAGTTTGCACTGGTCACAGCGACAACCAGCCAGGTATCGGGTGCGATTGTGTACGTCAGGCATGGGACACGCCTCCTGTACAGCGGTCGCGGGATATGTTCAGGTCCAACGGCGTTTGCGAAAAGGGAGCCTTACCGCGGAGTCGCCTGCCAGCTCGTTTGCAGAGAATCGAACCCCCCTCCCTACCAGGGGTTTTGCATCTGTCAGCTAACTCTCTGACCTGCGGTTATATGCTCTGCAAACACCGCTCACCAGTCGGGTTGGACCCATCGCCGCTGCTCAGGCGGTGTGTCCTGCCGTGCTCGGTTGCACCGGCAGTGAGAGGGCCGAAGGTTGGTCATGTCGTAGGCGAGGTGAGGATGGCTCTCGACGGGTTGGTAGTGGTCGGGCTCGAACGCCTCGGGGGTCTGCGGCGCGGCGGCGTAGTCGATGGGCTGACGACACAGCCAGCACACCGCGCGGATGGCCTTGCACCGCTGCCGGAACTCACGCTTGACCTTGCGCTCAAGACTGCCGTTGCGCAGGTTGCTCATCGGGTTGTCGCCTACCATCCCAGCTCATGACAATGAAGCCATCCGACATTGAAGATCTCAGGGCCGAGGCGTGGAGCCGCCTCAATGGCGGTGCATCGGCGATCTTCTCGCGGGATGCCGCTGACCATCCGGACGGCGAGCGGCATCTGGAGTACGCGAAGGTACAGGCGTTGCTGTCCATCAGTGCCGAGCTGGGGCTGATACGCGCGATGTTGGAGCGCAAGCAGGGTGGCAGCTAGACCGGTCGCGTTCGGTGCCATGTGCAGTAGGCGGCCATGAGCGCCGAGGCCAGCGCTGGCACGTCCTGCATGGGCAGCTTGTCGGGCACGTTGCGGATGGCAACCGCGTCACCGTGTGGACTGATGCGCACGGTGCCGTCAGACCACGGCTGTGCGGTGATGGGTACTCGGACGTAGCGCCGGCCGGACTCGTAGGACTCGACCTCGGGTAGTGCGATCACCATGTGACCCTTGGTCTTGAGGGCATCGGGGAGCACCGAGGCGATGAGGTCGGCCACCTGCGCTTGTGTGTAGATGACGGTCTCGGTGGCGCCTTCGGCGCCGATGGTCGTCTTGCGGGTATGGCCAAACAGGCTCGGGATGGCCTCGATGACCTCGCGTATAGCCTTGCGCGCGTCCATCGGGTAGTTCTACGCCGAGCGTCCGACACCCACCCCTGATACGACGAAACCCCCAGCTAGGCCGGGGGTTTCATGCAGTAGATACAGCTCACCTACTGACATGTTGAGCGCCATTTTGCCACACGTTCGCATCCCCGCTGGTCAGGCGCGCTTTGCGTGTCGCGGTCGCTGCGCCCTGACCTGGCGCACGTCGCCAACGCGAACCATCTGGTGACCGTGGGCGTCGTGGCCACGCACCGAGACGAGGCCGTTCTGTATCCACCGCTCTAGAGTCCTTCTCGGCACGTGCTCATTGAGTCGGGGCAACACCACGTCCACCAGCTCACGCACCGTGACATTGCGGTCTTCTAGACCCGCCAGGTTGTACTCCAGCACCTCGGCGGCCACATACACCAGCCCGCATTGTGGGCATTCGACATCGATGTTGGGCGGGCGCACGGTGAGCGCATAGCCACAGACGGTGTCGGTGTCCCCCCTCTCGGCGCGGGCTTTGAGCACCTCATCGGGAGCGGGGTCGGTGACACACGGGCCGATGGTCGTCGGCTCCGGAGGGCGATTGACCACGCGGGTGGCAGAGCGGAACACGCGCTCGATCTCGTCGCAGATCTCGGCGGCGTTCTCTTGCAGGGCCACGTCGCCAGCGTGCCGGTACAGCCATTTGGCCATGCGCGCCAGGGTGGTCACCGGCAGTGTGTCCTCGCCGCGCTTGCCGGTGTACGTCGCCCGCAGGTTCTCGGCTGACGGCTCGAGTGCGCGCAACTCCGGTGCCCCGTCGCAGTCGTCGCACAGGGCGCCGGTCGCGGACGTAGGCAGCGCGACATAGCAGCGTGCGCAGGCATCCGGCAGTGCAGCGGTCGTTGCATCGGGCACGTACGCCCGTGTGGGCTCGGGATCGTTGGCGGGCGCGGGGTTTGGCTGCGTGCGGAACTCGGGTACTTGCAGCCCCCGCGTCTCGCACATGTCGCGGATGGTCGTCGAGAGCGCGTTGCCGATGCGGTCCAGCTCGTCGCTGGCGTGCCCGTTGGCCCGGCCGAGGGCCAGCGCATGCCATAGGGCGGCCTGATATCGCTCCTGCCGGTCCCTTTCGGTTGGTGCGCTGTCCTTGTCGCGGGGGAACGGTTCGACGTGACTCACGAGGGTGTCGTCGCCGTGCAGCACCCGACGGCGCCCGCCGCGACCACTGGGGCTGAGTCTGGCTTGCCCAACGGCGGTCTCGGTGAGCCGGTCCAGCCACCAGGGCAGCGCGCGCAGACGGTCGCGCAGCTCGCTCACGCACGCCTTGCACACGAACAGCTCGGTAGCGCGGTCGCAGCGCTTGCACTTGGTCATTCGGTGAAGCTCCTTGCTATCTGGTCGAATTGGGCATCGATGTCCCGCTGCTCGTAGTGGTCAAGGAGTGCGCGCTGCCAGGGCTGCACCGCCAGCCCGAGGTCTAGGCACATCTGCCATATGCGCTCTGCGTCGCCGTGCTTCATTGGCCGGCCTTCTTGGGTGGTGCGCAGATCGAGGCACCGGGCACTGGTCGCAGGTGGCCGTCACAGGCGGCACATCGGCGGTTTCCGTTGGCGTCGTAGTAGTGCCACAGGTTGTGTCGGCAGCGACGTACTTTCAGCACCCGCCCATCGATGTCGCGCTCCCTCATCGCGCACACCCGGCAGCGAACGCGGCGAATGCTTCGGTGCTGGTCTCGAAATAGCACCACGGCTCGCACTCGTCGAGTGCGTGTTGCTTGCAGATGGTCCAGCGAGTCCATCCGTCGGTGCGCTTGTGGATGCGCCAGGGCGCGGGTGGGCGAGCTGGCTTGCGCGGCTCGTCGTGTACCGCGCCGTCGTGCCAGTAGCCCTCGGCCAGCGTGCCGTCGTCGAGCAGCACGGCCACGCGAGCGCCGTCGGTCAGTCCGGGGCAGGTAAACCGCTCGGGGTCTGTTTTCTGGGTCATCGTGTCTCCGTTCGCATATCGATTCCTGGGGCTGAGTTGAACGCTGACGGGCTTTCAGGGGGTTGGTGACTATCCGTCGCGGCGCGGGGATTTTCGAGCGCTGCGCGGGCTCTGGCGGCTCCGGCTTTGGCGACTTCGGTTCGGTCAACGTGATCGCAGACGCGGGTGCCGTCGTAGCCGTCGGAATCGCAGATCTCGCAGACCGCGATGGCTGCGAGTTTGGCCTCCAGGGCTGCCTGCTGCTCGGATTCGCGCTGGGCGCGGTGGATCTCGGCTCGGGCACGCCGCGCGTCAGCGCAGGCGCCGCAAGGCTCGCTGGTGCCGTCGGGATGCTTCGAGCAGTGGGGGGTCTTGTCCTCGCCCGCGTCTACCAACGCAAGATCCCCTACCAACTGATTACTTACTTGGTGTGGAGTGGTGTGGGGTGGTGTTGTTGGTGGGACAGACGCGTGACCGGACGCGGGAGTCACGGTGTCTGTCACGCGTGACCGACTGCGTGACTTAGCCTTCCGCTGACGCGCCTGCTCCCTGGCCGCAAGTATGTTGACCTTGAGGTTTTCTGGTTTCCAGTCGTGGAACCACCAGCCCGCCTCGCCCTCCTTTTCGCCTCGGCGCCATAGCTCCGCATCGACGAGTTTTCGTGCTTTTGCAACGCCTTTCGGCTGCTGTTTTACCCACCATTCGGCCACAAAACCGTCCGTCAAATAGGCCATGCAATGCGATCCGGCGCGTGCCCACATGCCCAACGCCTCGTCACCGGCGCGCTGCGCCTTGGGGTGCGAGTGGAACGCATCATCGACGGGGAACCACATTTGTGGCCGCCACCTTTCTCTCGGAAGTGGTTCGGAATCGCTTCTGGTCGCAGTCGTCGCAACGTGGCCTACCGGGTGCGTGTGGCTCGGTCAGGCACGCGATGCACAGTCCGGCGCAACAGGCCTTGGTTGACTCCGCGGTGCGGGTCATTCCTCTGGCCAATCGGATATCGAGTACTCGGGGTTGTCATTGGGGGCGCCGACCATAAGCGGCTTGCCGTCGGCCTGGTAGTGGCTGATCCGCCACCAGCCGGACCGGGGCCGGGTTCGGATGGCCACCACGTCGCCGCCATTGACCGGCGAGTGAGCGCTCCAGATGTGCATCCGCCGCAGGTTGATCAGTCGGTGCTCGCGGTCGGTGAACCGCCATTTGCGGCCCCAGTAGATGAGCGTGCAGCGGTGCGGTATCCGGTTGCGCCACACAACGACCAGGGGCTCGGCAGGCCCCCTCACGGTGCCACCTCGAATAGCGGGTCCATCATGTCCAGCAGCGGGTCGTGCCCGCAGCTCGACGAGCACACCGCGTTGCGGGCGAACTCTTCGACCTCATCGGGATCGGCGTAGGCGCCTCCCCATCCCCACCGTTTGCGGTGGTCGGGAATGTCGTCGCGGTCGGCTATTTCGGCCTCCACCTGGCCAACCTCGATGATGAACGGATCATCTGGGAACGCTTGGCGCCAGCGCTCCGGTTCGCCGGGGCTGGCATTGGCCAGGCAGCCACACTCGCCAGACATGCCGAGCGTTCGGGCCACGGGGTTGCGCGGGATCTCGGGGTGCATGAGCCGATACGTGCGCAGATCGGCTTTGTGCCATACGGCCATCGGCGAATTCCAATCGATGGTGCCGTACGCGTCGTGGTACGGCACCGTGGCGCGCACCTTGGACTCAGGACGGCGACGGCCCGCGATGAACACCAGGCGGTCCTTGCGCGAGCCGCTAATCCCGAAGTCGTGCGGAATCCGTTCCAGGGCACGTTGCTTGAGCCGCTGATACATGATCGCGTGCGCGGCCGGCCCAGGGAACCCACCGGGCCACGAGCGCACGAGCTCACCCGTTTTGCGGCTGCGCGCCATCACGTTTCCGCGTACCAGATCGAAATACCCCTGACCGGGCTTGGGGCGGTGTTCGATCAGCGGCATATCCCACGCGGCGGCGGTGCTGCGCACGAACTGCCGGGTGGCTTCAATGCCGGTCTCGGTGTTGGCGTGGACGTGATGCGTTGTCACGTCGCGGAATACGTTGGCGACCGTGTAGGAGTCATCGCCGCCGGACACCAGCGCGCAGACCGCGACCACATTCTTGCCGGTGAGATAGCGGTCCATCGCGTACTCGAACTTGCTGCGGGACAGCGCAACAAGTGCCTTGACGCGCTCCTTGCGCTCCCGCAACGTCAGGCGCATCACCAGCTCGATAGGTGTCGGGACCTCCGGATGCGGGTCGAGCGGGTCATGCACGATTGGCACGTCATCGGCATATCCGAACGGCAACGTTGGGTCCGCTTGGCGATGTCTGGACACCCGTGCGCTACCGCTCATCACGCCACCGCCCCGGGGTATTGGTCCCATGTGCGCCCGTCCAGCTCGCGCCCGGCACGCTTCTTGCCGACGCGATTGACCAGATTCCAGGAGCCCAGCTTCAGCGCCGCATCTCCGTTCTCTGCGATCCGGCCAGTGTCTTGGTTCACCCAACATTCGCGGCCAACCGCGTCTTCACGCATCCAAGGCCGCCACTCGCCCCACTGTTTGAACAGGAACGGCACGCCACCGGCCACGCACTGATCGCGTATCGACCGCGCCCAGTCGGGATGCATTGGCCTTGCGGCCGGGCCGGATTCGCCACCGACGATCACCCAGTCCAGATGCCCGATCCAGAACACCGAGTCTTTCCCGATCGGGTCGGCATGTAGGTCGATCGGCCCGAGAAGCGGCTCGGCACTGACGAACCGTACGGCGGCCGGGGTGTCCAGCAAGGCCGGGATGCGGAGGTCCGCGCGCTTCTGGTCCTCGGCGCTCACACCCAACCAGACGTTGGGCAGCGGCCAGCGCTCGGCTGGGTCGGTCCCGAGCGATTCGGATTCGTCGGGACCGTCTTCCACGCTCCAGGCGTCCCATACCAACTGGAGAAAGGCTCTTGAATTCAAAAGCGCCCGCATGCGCCCGTGCCGTTTGGTGAGCAGCTGGAACGTGTGTTGCGGCGCCAGCGCCATCACTGCGAACACGCGGGCTATGTACTCGTCAGGCACCTTGTCGTGGAACAGGTCTGACATCGAGTTGACGAACACCTTGCGCGGCTTGGTCCAGCGCAGCGGCAAGTCGAGCTTGTCGGGACGCAGCTGCACATCGAATCCGGTCTCGAAATAGTGCCCCCGCGTGCCGCGCCAACGCTCGGCGAATGTTTCCGCGTAGCAGTAATGGCAGCCGGGAGACACCTTGTCGCAACCGGTTACCGGATTCCATGTGGCATCAGTCCATTCGATGCCGGTCTTGTCGCCCATTACTTCCACCTCTCTGCGCATCTCTTGCAACGGATTTCGTCTCGGTACTTGGTCATCAGCTCGCCCGGCTGAATCACATCGCCGCAGCCGCCCGCGCACGGGCCGCTCTCGCGTGGGGTGGCGTAGTAGCGGTAGATCGGCTCGGGGATCTCTACGGGTGCGGGGGCGCTCATGCGCCGCTCGCTTCCCCGACCTCAATATCGGCATAGGGGAACGCTTTCCACTGCGCGGTTCGACAGCGAGGGCAATCGGTGACCACCTGTACTGACCAGAAGTGGCGCGAGCATCGATGGCAGATGAAACGGAATCCAGGGGTAAGCGTGGGCTCTCTCATGCGTCCACCTCGAATAGTGCGTCCTGGCCGTGGTCAACTGGTTCGCGGTCGTCGGTCTTCTTGGTGCGCTTGCTGGACATCGCATCGCGGACACCGGCTCTGGCGTTGGGGGCGGCGCCGAGAGCTTGCCGGAGTGCTTCGTAGTCGCTGTAGCCGCGTCCGGACATGTAGGCGGCGAGTGCGTCGGGCACGGGCATGCCCTCGGGTGTGCGCATCTTGAGGATGCCGGGAACGTTTTCCATGACGAACGTCTTGGGCCGGATCTCGCACACCAGGCGGGCGAACTCGAACACCAGCGAGTTGCGCGGGTCCATCACGTCGCGCTTCCCCGCTACAGAGAATCCTTGGCAGGGCGGCCCCCCAAAGATGCAATCGAGCTCGCCTACTTCCATGCCGAGGTCGGCCAGGATGCGCTCGCCGGTCAGGTTCTTGATGTCGTAGACGTAGAAGTGTTCACATCCGGGGTCGCCGGGTTGAGTTGCGATCCAGCCAGTACCGATGTGAGGCTCGAATGGTACTGCGCCCTTGTGCTTTGACTTCTTGGGCCGTACGGCGGTTGGGCCGATAACCGGGTGGTCGGGGTCGATGTGGATCGTCACGCCAGGGCGGGCGAGGTTCATCAGGTAGGTCAGGGAGGCGTCCACGTCGTGCTCGACGGCGGCGGCCACATGCCAACCTGCTTGGTGGAAACCGCAACTGAAACCACCTGCGCCGGAGAACAAATCGAGACCCACGGGCCTATCGTGTCTGCGCTTACTGACAGTAGGGGGCACAAGCAAGCCGGAGGGGGAAGGCTCCCAATCGTCCCCGAGGGAGTGGTTGCGGATCGTGGCTGTGGTGCCAAGCATCATGCCGTCACCTCACGAGGTGGCATGGGCGAGTATCTACCCCAGCTCGTTCCCAGTAGCACGAAACTTGCTGACCAGTAACGAGTTCGGGGCGCGTGACGGCAGGGCATGACATCGAGGTATTCCCCGAGT